ATCACTCATTGATGCTAAATCACGGACTTTAAAGAAATTGGCGTTATCAATAAACCTGCCGCTTAACGTATCTAGTTTTTCCAGAAAACTAAATCTTGAATCACCAATGCCTACAAATTGAAAAAACACACCAGTTTTACTCGCTTCCGTAATTGCTCTCTCGGCTTGAGAACGATCGGCATTTTCTCCGTCCGTAATGAATATCACATACACCGGATAAGCTAGTGGTTCTGATTTTGAAAACCAGCCAGCTTTAGCCGTTCCAAACTCTTTTACAATGTCGTTAATTACTGGAGAGTAGGACGTCCCTCCCATTTGATACTTGCCAATTATTTTATTTTGAATGTAGCCGTCAAGATTCGACAAGGTGATATTCTCTTTCATTTTCCTTGATCCGTTCTCAAATAAATAGAAATCTATCTCTTGGTTATCGTCAAACGCCATAGCGATAGGCATTAATCTTTCTACTAGGCTTTGCACAGAGCCATTGCCGTACAATTGGCTCATGCTGCCGGAATAATCTAGCGCCAAGACAACTTGCGCCTTTTGCCCATCTAAACCAATGTTCTTTTTCAATTCGATAACGAATTCTTTTCGGGTATTGAGCTTGTTTAAATCAATCATGATTTTTAAGTTAAAATGTTTTTAAATAATTTTTAAGTGTAGTAAAATTGAAATGATAATCCGGTATTGTGTGATAAGAGTTGCCGATAGCAAGGTGAATAAACGTCTGTAGAAACGCTTCTTTCTGAAACCTGATGAATGTACTGAACTCACTAGCTGGAGCATTCAGCATGAACTTAACCACCCTCGTGTTGAAAAGGAATGATTCATTCTTGATGACCTTATCTAAGGTGTACAAATCTTTCACAAACGCAAAGTTTAAATCATTTTCAATCTTCGGATGAATACTTTTGTTTTCCAGCTCGGCAAAGTACAGGAATTCGAAAGCAGCATTAATTTTGTATTCCTTCAGCATTCTTTTCACTACATTTTCATGGCTTCCTGTAATGATAATGTCATCTAAAAACATGAGCATTTTGCCGTCTACAAATGATTTGTCAATGTGAAACCCATCTTTACCGATTAAATTAATTCTTTCTTCGGCTGACAAAGCTCCATAGTCTTCTTTATACGTGATTGTCCGGTGAATCTTTGTTTCTTCTACTACCGGGTGTCCGGTTTCAGCGAGCCACATATTTATCCTTTGTACAAAATAATCTTTCATCGCAAAGGTGGCGGTTGGTATAAAACAATAAGGGGATGATATGACTACAATCTTTAAATCGTCCATGTACATTAAACGATCTTTTATGTACCCATCAGCCAGTGCGTAACCGAAATCCCTGGCAATGTCTTTATCCCCGAACTTAAATTTTGAATAGTCTGTGGCTGAAAACGGAATTTTATCTTCCGAATGTATTTTATGCAGGGAATAGCGTTTCATCTAATAAATGATTAATAGTGAATGGTGAAATTTGAGGATTGTTTATAATGAAGTGTGGAATATTGACGCCTTGAGCACCTTTTCCGTCTGCATTCGGATTATCTCCAACATGCAGGATGTGGTTTTTGAATACGTTAATCGGTAAATGATGCTGTATTCTGTCAAAAAAAATCGGATTAGGTTTGGATAGGCCTACTTCATCAGAAAACAGCATAAAATTAAACGGAATCTGACTTAAGTCGCTTGTCTGAATGAATTGTTTAAGTGTCTTCCCTTTTATAAACCCGGTATTAGACAAAATAGAAAGTGTTGAGCCTTGGTTGTGCAAAGCAGATAAGGTACATAAGGTATTTTCATCGAACAGCGTCGGTTTGTATCTAAAGAAAATTACCTCAATGTCGCTGTAAATCTCATTAATTTTAGTCGATGAGAAGTCAGACAAGTCATTTCCGATTTGATATAGCACCATGCAATACATTTCTAAAGCATCGATGTTTTTTCCAACGATTTCGTTCGTTGAATTACAGCACAAATCAACATTACGAATGATGTCTTTGATATCAGCCAACGATCTTTTGAAAGGATTGTATTTTTTGTGAAAGTACATAGCCCGTTCTTCCTTGAAGGTCGGGTTTGATTTTATGAGTGTAAGCCATAAATCAAATGAATAATGCTTAATCATTAGTAGCTGAATAATTTGGTCTTATTCCTTGCCCCTTTTGACTTGGTGTAGTGAAAATAAACAGTGCTATTTTCAAAACTGAACCCTGGAGAGAATTTACTCTCAATCCAAATGCCTAAAACTAATACTGCGAAAGTGAATATCATAACTTTAAATTTTACAAACAAGGCGAGAATTAACCCGCCTTGTTTTGGTTTATAATTGTGTGTGTATTTTACTTGTATTTATCAGCGATTTGGTTAATGTCGCCATTAAGCCCTTCTCCTACTGCCTGGAATCTGAATTCTCCGTCTTTCCTGTAAAGTTTTCCCAAAATAAACCCAGTATTGATAGAACTCTCTTCGGTTAGGTCGTACTTAAGGATTTCAGCGCCAGTTACACTATCCACCAAGCGAATGAAGGAGTTGTTGACCATGCCAAAGTTTTGACGCTTTGTGACTGCTTGATAAATGTTAACACCAATCAGAATTTCATCAACAGCGGCATCAACAGCGGCTAAATCAATTTTAATTTGCTCGTCATCCCCATCGCCAGCACCCGTTAGGTTATCCCCCATATGGGTTACGCCTTGAGCTGTTTTGTTCCCAAAGAAAATCACATCAGCAGTAGATGTTAATTTTCCGCCTTTCAGTAAAAATGCAAAAGCGTCCAAATCGAATGAGCCACTATTTCCGGCGTTGACGTCCCAACCAAGACCAATAATAGCTACTGTTAATCCGGGTGCTTCTTTTTTCAGGTCAACCCTTTGACCTTTTTCTAAATTCAATTCCATTGTTTTCCGTTTTATGGTTAATTGTTATGATTAAATAATGACCGAATGTAAGTAGGATATTTTAAACTTGCTAATATGTAACAGAGACATTACATTTGTAATAGCTTAAAAATGAAATAAATGGCAACGGACGCAGTATCAATTAAAAGGCTAAACGAATTACACCCGGCCGTCAGGGATAGTGCAATAAGAGCCTACGCTAAAGCGTGTAAAATTACACCAGTAGGTGTTCATCCCTATATTACGGAGGTTTATAGGAGTTTTGAGCGCTCGGATGCACTCTATAATCAGCCGTTTGACGGAAAAGACAATGATGGAGACGGAAGGATTGATGAATCAGATGAAAAAGTTTCTAACGCAAAAGGCGGTCAGTCTATTCATAACTATAAATTAGCATTAGATTTTGTGAATTTAGTGAACGGGAAAATGAGTTGGGTCGTAGATGCCAATTGGAAATTAGTCGTTAAATGTTTTAAGGAAGAGGGATGGGAATGGGGCGGTGACTGGAAATCATTTAAAGATTATCCGCATTTTCAAAAAACTCTTGGATACAATTTAAAGCAACTTCAATATAAATATAAAATGAAGGACTTCATTCCTGGTGATTCTTTCTTAAATATATGAAAATATTAGACTTCATACATTCGACTAAAACACAGGCGATTTTAGCCTTTGTGGTGGTTATTGGTGTTGGTTCGCTACTTGAGTTCGGGCATCTAACCGAGGGTATAAATAACCGAATATTGGACATAGCCTTGTTAACAGCAACATTCTATTTTGGAGGAAGCAAAAGTAGTTCTGCTAAAGATGAAACTATCCAAAGTATGGCCAACACAATGAACTCAACTACCCCTCCAGCAACAACGACCAGTGGAGACATCAACATAACTCAAACGAAAGATGAAGGAAAAACTAATTAGGCTTGTCATGTACTGCCTTATCGCTTTGGTTCCAATCGGCTGCGGAACACGTAAAGTGAATGCCAACAAACAAACCACGGAGAATCAAAATATTTCGAGCACCGACTTAAACCAAACCAAGCAATCGGAATCCGGCTTAACCTCACAAGACGATGCGTTCAGCCAAACGGCAAAGGTTAACGAAACCACAGAAACGACTAAGACTACGTACTTAGACGACCAAGGTAGGGCAACAAAGGTCGAGGAAACGACTAAAACTGGAAAGGCGACAGATAACAGCTATGAAAAAAGAAAGACCGTTAAAACGACGTATAATCGCTTACTAGAAAAGCTTAAGATAAAGAACAACGTAAAGACGATTACAAAAACCTTAAATAAAACAAAAACCGTGACGAGCAATCGAAACGGTCAATTTTGGATGATAGGAATTGTTCTTATTGTTGGGCTTGCGTTTTGGCTTAAGCCATGGACTAAGTGATTAATTCTTTGATATCCATATCTAGGACTTTCGCTATTTTAATCAGCGTATAAATAGTGATGTTATTACAAGCCCCTCTTTCTATGTTGCTAATCATGCCTTTGTCGTTCAATATGTAAAAGGCTAATGTTTGCTGTGTGATTCCAGCTTGAATTCTTTTTTTCCGGATGATATTGCCAATATCAATTATACGAATCGCCAATATATCAGAAACTTCCTTTAAGTCGATTTCTTCCATGTTGTGTAATATTACTACTTAAAAATAAGTAGTAATATTTTGTTACATGATACATTTTATTATAACTGAAATTTATATTTCACTTAAACAAAATATATCATGGGAATCGAAGCAGAAAAAGCCGTTTTTAGCCCTATTATCGCCCCGACTATGGTTGCTCCAGCAGGATATTCGCCGGCAGTCGCCCCGGCAATCGCACCTTATGCCGCTCCCGTCGCTACACCTATAGCTCCTGTCGTTGGTGGCGGACTTGGGTTAGGGGGCGACGGACTGGTTAGCGCATTGGTTTTGGCATCAGTACTTGGCGGCCGTGGATTTGGCGCTTATGGAGGCGTGGCGCCTGTAGCCGCAGAAGTCGCACCTGTAGCAGGTCTTTTGGCTGGCGATGTTGCCAGTAAGGTTGTTACATTGCAAAACGCAGCGAACGTACTGCCTTTAGTAGAGTCGGTAAAGACTGATGTGCTAAGTGCAATGCAGGGACAGACAATCGGACTGAACGGCCAGTTTACCGACGCACTCCTGGCGGAGTTAAATCAAACCATTGGTTTTAACAATCAATTTACCACTTTAGGCACCAGAATCGGAGAGGGCGAGAAAGAAGCTATTCGTAGTGCGATGGCGTCAATTATCGCAGGAATGAACAATACGCAGTCAATCAAAGATCAGGCGGCAACATTCCAGGTAGCCAACTCTGAACAGTTCTGTGCTTTACGTGCGCTTGTTCTTTCGGACGGTGAAGCAACCAGGTCTTTAATCAACACGAACACTATCAACGGTCTTCGTGATGAATTAGCTGCTGAAAGAAGGAACAGGGATCAGAGAGAGATCGAAATCAATGTTACCCAAACCAACCTGCAAACTCAACAACAAGTAGCGGCACAATTCCAGGCTCAAACCGGATTCCTTGCTACCACGTTGAACAGTCTTGCGGATCAGCTGAACCGTAACACGAACAGTTTAATTAACATTGGAAGCGGGAGTGTTGCCTCTAGCCCCCTTACCTCCAATCTTGCCAACACAAAAGTTAATTCATAGGTCATGGATAAGTTCTTTAAAAAATACAACATGTCGCTCGATAGTCGTAACGCTGTTGAAATGCTTTTTGAACACTTGGAAAGAGCTAAAAAAGCTTATAAAAACGATCCTCGTCAAGGCTTAAGGCTGATGATTGAACTCGACCGGATGTTGGACGACTTCTTTTCGTCACAAAACATTGATCCGGAAAACTACAATGAACAATAAAAAATTTATTCACTACTGTAAAAAAGCCGACATAAACAATTATGTCGGCTTTTTTATGTGAATTATTCATAATAAATTATGGTTAATCTATTAACCATAATTACAATTTTTTAAGAATAATCCAATTGCCGTCTTCACATTCTAATGATTGAATTAATGATTGAAATGATTCTTTTGCTGAATCAAAGGCGTTTTCATCATCTGTGTAATCTTGAAATGCAAATGTTTCTTCTATACGACATGCTCCATAATCAATTTCTGAATCAATAAACGATTCAACAATATCTGCACATTGTTCCTCTGTTAGCACAGAAACAACCCCGATCAACTGCAATTCGTATTTTTTAGGATAGTTTTTGCGACCTCCAAAATCCTTGTACCACAATATAAATCCACCAGTTCTCCATTCCGAAAATGAATAATTAATTAAGTGGTACTCTTTACCGTCTGAATATTTGTGGTACAGCAATTCTTGTTTAATCGTTCCGTCTGGAAGAAGCACGGCAACGCCTTTAAACTTTTCGGTTTTTATTTCTTTAATCATTTCTTTCTCCTTCCGCTTTAGCCTTCCGTTCCAACCTAAAACGTTCTTTGCTAGCCTTAATATCAGTTTCCATGCTAGCGTGCCTTAAGCTGTCTCGCAAATAGTTATCATCGGTTATTTTAGTTGCAGTATCGACCATAGGCTTAACCTTGCTTTCGTGAAAGCATGCTGTAATTGCCATAACGCATACTGTTGCGGTCATACATTGTAGAACCAGACACTTGATGCCTTTAATTATTGTGTGATTCATATTACTTAGTTAATTGTTCACGATACCATTCCCCACAATCTTCAAAACCCTGGGTATACATTAATTTCGCTTGATCTCCCATTTTATAAGACCTGTTATGAGCTTCTTTCGCAATATCTTCATCACTGACTACCTTAAACGTACCGGCAAGGGATGACTTGAATTGATTGGCGTACATTTCGGCTACTTCATTTAAACGTTTCTCCAAATAAAATTTACCAGAAGCGGTAAATAATGCGTCTCAGTCTTTAAATCCTTTTATAGTTTTAGCGTATTCATCCTTACACTCCTGAAGTGTCATTACTTCCTTACCGGCACTTGAAAATGGGTTGTTAGAAAGCAATTTACCAACTTCAATACCCTCACCATACACTCTCTTTACGGCATCATGAAATCGAACGCTGTATTCTTTTGCGTCTAAAAGAACCCCCGTAGACATCAGGTGTTCTGCAAATTCTACCATACTGTCTATTTCGAATAATTCAGAAGTGATATTATGCATTTTCAAAAACCGCCTTGCCAATATTATTAACTCTAATTTTTCCATTATACAACTCTTAAATAATTAATTAAAAAATACACCCCGAAAGTAATTACTAACCTTTAACGATTTTAGTTGGACACCCACAGAACCAACACTCTGTTCCTTTGTAATTTTTAAATCTGAATGTTGCAACATCCTTACTGAAAGAGTCATCATGATCAACAGTATGGACTACACCTGTAGCTTTCATGTTTTTATCCTCTTCCCAATTCTCCCAGTGACAGGTGATCTTATCACCAACCTCAACTCCGTAAGTTTCTTTTTCCATCCTAGTAATTTGTAAAGTGATCGCCTAAATAGAACATTACACAAACTATTACGACCAATATGATGACGCACAGTGCATTTGTTTTTTGATTTTCGGTTAGCATAGTTTTAAGATTTACGGTTTTTATTATGTTTAAAATTCCACTCGCAAACGGCAACGTATAGTATAGCCACGATTATTGCGAAAGCGAAAACGATTGATATTGCGTCTTGAATGATCATATTATTATTTTTCAGGAACATTCATAATGTCGTTATCAATTAGACTATTCACATAATTACTAAAAGAAGTGTATTTTATCTTTTCTTGCAATCTAGGATTTTGAAGCTTAGATAACCTAACCCTTACGTTTATTTGCTTTGTTGGTTCTGCCGACATTGGTCGGCCTGCGTTTGTTTTTTCCATTCAGCAAATCTATATAATAGATATCAATAATACAAGAAGTAAATTAATTAAATATAATTTGTATTATTAATTTGCATATATAAAACATTATTCCGATACTTGTCATGTGCTAAACAACACGACTTACATTATGCTAACAATCATCGCAACCTCATTCATGGCCTTATCATTAGTGAACATGGCTATCGGCTTCAAGTCGGCTCAACTAATCGAATCAGACAACGAAAACTTTTAACTTATGAAAACAAACGGAAATGAACCGGCAACGGGATATGCTAGTGATAATCGTCATGAAAAAGGATTAACCAAACGTGAGCAGTTCGCTATGGTTGCAATGCAAGGTTATATTGCCGCAGATCACAATAGATTTCACAAAAACATAGCCAAAGAAGCAGTAGCAATGGCAGACGCCTTGATAAATTCTTTAAATGAACAACCTTAAAATCATATAAAATGAACGCATCAGAAACAAACGGCAGTGTATCTGCTAAAAATGAATTGGTAAACGAGCCAATTTCATCAGAAATTAAAGCTAAAATAGCACAGTGCTTAGCCTACTCCATGGAAATTGAGGGGGCTATTTTCTATCATCAACCGAGCGCAAAGTGTGTTCGTATTTATTCCATCGTAGATGATGTTCATATTTTTCAATATGAAACTTACGACTATTATCAGATAGACAATGTGATTACGCTGTTAAAAAATCGCATTGCAGAATCGGAGGTGTCAAATGGATAAGCTGGAACTTAAGCACCTTGCGCCATATCTACCTTATGGTTTAAGATACGCCTTTGACAATGTGAGTTACTGGGCTGACGCAAATTTTACGCATACAGGGGATAAATTTGACTTAGGTACCATGTCAAGACTGACTGCTCCCGAGCACACTCCTAACGTTGTTGGTGTAAAATGGGATGATGATAAAAATGGATTGTATTCATTAACTGAATTGACTAGTGTTTATCATAAGCCAATACTTAGACCAATGTCTGATTTGACAAAAGAAATAAATATAGGTGGATCTACATTTGTACCTATTATTAAGCTTTTTAGATATAATGAGAATGCTTACATAGTTAATAGCCTTGAGCAAAAAGGTGGTTTGCATAAATTGGAATATTCATTAGATCATGCACAAAGTATAGTAGGTACTTTTTGTTATAATGAGCCTTCTTATTCATTTTTGCATATTGAATTCAGTAAACATCAAAGAGTACCTGAACAATATCAAATGTTTGAAAAACTTTTTGAATGGCACTTTGATGTATTTGGTCTTATTGGTTCAGGATTAGCTATTGATATTAACACTTTGTCAAATGAAACAGCCTCATAAAAAATACCATCGCTTCCTTGTCGTAACCATGACGGTAGGTGCAACGTTCATCCTTTCGCTAGCGGTGTACGGACTAATATCTAACTCCGGTAAAACGGTAAATATAGAACAATTAAATAAAAAATAAAATGAAAAAACAAGACCATATCATCGTGAACGATGAAAAGCAGGCAGACAAAATTATTGCGATCTGCAAAGCGTATGGAGTCGAATGCCAGCCCTACGACAATCCACGTTTAGATCAGTTTGGTCATAGAAATAAGGGTGGTTTTTGGTTTTCAAATGGATACCAGGGCGAAGAAATTTCTATTGTAGATTTTGTAGCGTACTTAGAAAATATAAAAAAGTTCATCATTCTTAGTGAAGATGTCGTAAGGCTGTATTCGGGTGATGAAGCTTGGGGAGTGAAATATTTAGGTGGACTAAAACAATGGCGGCTAGATTTGTATCACTGCGAATGTTTTGTTTTTAGCGATGATTCGGGCACATGCGAGGGAGATAATGATTTTCCGGCAATAAGCACCCCTTCAACATATAAAATTTTCAGCACCCGTGAAGCTGCCGAAGCCTGGATTGAAAAAGAAAACAAACCTACTGAAATAGTAATAGGTGAGAACACAGACATTCCTATTCGAGTTTTCAAGAACAAAGCCACGATTGAAGTAAATAAGTCTAGGCTACCACTAGTACAAGAAGTAACAATATCAGCAAAAGAAATAGAGGCTATTTACGAAGCGTACAAATCTCTGCAATAACATCGTTACAAAACAGCAAGCTTATTACCCTTAAATTTACACTAGCAACCTGATTTTGGGTTGCTTTATTTTTATAAAAAATGGAAAAGACTCACTACAAAAAATTACGAGATGTAAATTACATCGGGGCATTCGAATTGATGCCGGAGGATGGTAAAACAATCGAACTAGTAGTCAAAATTACTGGAGTAAAAAAAGAAGAGCTAAAAAATGCTGAGAAAAACCAAGGTTTAGTCTTGCATTTGGAAGGACAAAAACCAATGATTGTTAATAGCATAAACGCAAAAGCAATCACAAAAGTTGCAGGAAGTCCTTTTGTTGAAGATTGGATAGGACTTTATCTCACATTGTATGTTGTTAAAATTAGAGCATTTGGCGAAAACATGGAGGCGTTGCGAGTGAAAGACGTTGCGCCAGTTTTTGAAAAGGCGCCTTTGCCGGAATTTCTTCCTACAAATAAGAATTGGCAGAAAGCAATCGACGGTGTGAGGGAAGGAAAAACAACACTAGATCAAGCATTAACTACAATTCGTAGTGCGTATAATCTATCTGATGACAACTTAATTTTAATACAGGATGCAGTTAAGCAAGGAGTTTGAGTGTAATTGTTCAGGAATCGGATCGATAATGACCAATCCAAAAAAGAAAAGTGACCTGCTTTCTGTAACATGCATGTCGTACGTCCATAAATGGATCAAGTCATTGCCTGAGTTCTACGGGCGTAAAACTAATTTTAGATCGAAATATACATCTAAAGGAAATTATTGCGAGACAGAAGCGATAAAGCTTGCTGCGGATTACTACGGATGGGGTAAGGTCGAAAAAAATACAGAGAGAAAGACCAATGGATATTTAACGGGCGAAGCTGATGTTGTGTTACCCGACTCAATAGAAGATATTAAAAATAGCTGGTCACAAGACACTTTTCCTTTATTTCACACCGAAATACCAATTGACGGATATGGATATCAGGGACAAGGTTATTTGGAATTATGGGATAAACCTAAATTTGGGTTAGTCTATGCGCTTTTAGATGCTCCTGAACGCCTAGTGATGAACGAAGCATGGGCAAGGGCTAGAGAAATGGAAATGGACGACTTGGAAGCTGATTTATACGACGAAGTGAAAGCAGAAATGACGTACAGCAATATCAAAATTGATCTTCGAATAAAAAGATTCTCTTTGGATAGGGACAAAGAATCTATTGTTCCTGTTTATGAACGTATTGACTTGATACGGCAATACATTAAAAATCTATAATTCAAAGCCCGTTTAACGACGGGCTTTTTATGTAACGCCAATGTTGCAAAAATAATTGCAATTATTTTCACTCGCCTCTTGTTTTATCCGGATAAATAACTACCTTTACATCATCAAACAAAAACAAATATTATGAAAAACTTACAAATCCACAAAAACATCAACAGCAAACAAGCAATGGTTAAATTGATCGGTAAAGTAACTCCTGAATCAATCAAGTTTAATGCGATGGTTTTACGTAGTTCAAAAAATAAATAATATGAAGCTACTTGAAAAAACGGACAGAAAAACTGTCCTTCACTCGTGGGCTGTTGGAGAGGTTAACTCTGAATTTTACACGCCAGTAAACGACATTGAAAGAGAAATGACCATAATGGGATTAAGCTCTGACAGTGAATCTATCAAGAATGCTGCGGTCTCTGCGGTTTTAGACGTAAAAGATGGGTTGGTTAGTTCAATTTCTGAATACGTAAACTGGTACAAGGCGGAACTTGAAATTGGTATGTGCGATTTGAATTTAGTCTACACGCTGCAACTTCCTGTTTGGGAAAACCTAACCGATAGTTCTTTCCTGATTACAGATGCGGGAGATTTAATTGCAAACGGACTTAGGTTCAACGGAAAAATAAACAATATTCTTTCTGACATAGAGGCTGGTTCAGCTGAACTTGAGGGAATAACACTGTTGGCGGTTGATAAAATTGGACCATATGTTTGTATTGAGGGTACAGCTAGGCTTATTGCGATGTCAATGAACCCGTCACTTGCTGTTAATGGCAAAATAAAAGTAAACTTAGGATTATATTAACATGAAAATCAAATTCAAGCCGGAATTAAACCGGAAACATCAAACTAAAATGACCACGATCACACCGGGTCAATACTTCGAAACGGCGTCAGGCGATTACGACGTAATCAGAAGGGCACGCACCAACATGGGAAAGAATCCAAAGTACGAACACATGCGTTGGTCGCTCAAGTTAGGCAAGGGGATTTTAACAGTTAAACGACTAGAGGATGAAGAACTATCTTAGTGCGCAAATCTTCGTAGGAATGCCATTCGCTAAACAAGAGGCATTTTTAAATGGAGCAAAAGAATATACCGCCAACGACGTTGTATGTTCAGTTTGTTCATTTTTAAACGTAAGCTACGAAGAGATAACTAGCCCTCAACGTAAAATGCACATCAAAGAAGCTAGGCATATTGCTATTTACCTCATTCGTGAAATGGTGGCCGGTGTTACATTGCAACAAATAGGAAAACAGTTTAATCGTGACCATTCAACTATCCTGTCGAGTATTGAGGTCGTTAAAAACGGAATGACTTTCGACCGAAAGTATAAAAGAAAAGTAGAAACAATTAAATCAAATTTATAATGGCAAAACAATTAATGGCTGAAATCATGGTTGAATTAACCGCTTCAGCAGGCTACCGAAAAGCGGTAAAAGAAATGCGACAACTTCAAGCGAAGTTTAGCACACAGCGTTACGTGATGATTTTTAATCCGAACGAACAAACAATTGAAATGTTGCAAGATCAAGGTTTCAAGGTAGAGAGAACTAAAATAACTGAATACATTCAATACCGAGTGTCATGGTAAATCAAAAAATATATGTACCTATTCCGGTAAGGACTTTAGACGACCGCCAGCTGCAACGTGCTAAGGCAATAGCTTCCAAAATCCCTTACCCTGTAGACATTGATTTAATGCAGATCAATTGTCCTCAAAAAGACTTAAAGCACGCAGTTGGCAACGAATATGTTTACGTGCTTTGTACTGTTTATCATTTCTCACTCCAATCAACAATCGTATAATGAAGTTCATCGTACAAAGAAACGCTTTATTAGAAGCGCTATCAATCACAGGCAAGGCAATAGGAAAATCGGTTATTCCGATTTTGGACAACTACAGGTTTAAGATAACCGGAAAAGAATGCACAGTCATTGGTTCTAATATGGAAATATTCATTTGCCGGGCAATCGATCTGATCGAAGAAGCCAAAGACATGGATATATGTATCGATTCAAAAAAGTTGTTATCTCTAATAAAAGAATTAGCCGATCAGCCGCTGACATTTGACGTGGCTGTTATCCCAAATGTAAACCCAAAATTTCCGGACGCTTTAAAAATCACGATCATTTCCAATTCAGGTAAATACAGTATTTCAGGCGAACAAGGCAGGGACTTCCCGACAATGCCTACCGTAGAAGGAGAAGTAGGATATTTTATTGATGCGGAACTTTTTAAGTCTGCACTGGAAAAAACATTGTTTTCAATTGATCCGAATATCACCAAAGAAGGTTTCAAATATATGCTGATCGATTCGGGCAATGGAATCAATATTGTCGGCTGTGATGTTCGTGTAATGGCTGTAAATAACGTGTTTGAAAACACAGTTAATATCAATCGCTCATTGGTCAGCAAAAACAGTATGGAGGTGCTTAAATCAATCAATCCGAAAGGAGAAATCAATTTGCTGTACGGAAAGAAAAACCTGTCTTTTGTTTTGGATGAAAACACCGAAATGACAGTTCAACTGATGGATGAAGTTTATCCCCAACATACGTCGGCTTATCCTAACACAAACAAAACGCTAACGGTAAACTGCTCCGAAATGATAAAAGCGGTTAAGCGTGTTTCTTTATTCTCAGGAGCCGTCGTTTCTTCTCTGTTGCTGGATATTCAATCAGGTAAATTAAAAATCAGTTCTGAAAACACAGACTATCAGGAAAGTGCTTTTGAAGAAGTGAATTGCGATTACACCGGAGATGATTTCAGAATTATGCTGAACGGGGACAACGTGATTGATATTCTTTCTAAGATAGAAACACCAATGGCTCATTTTGATTTCGAACAGAAAAATAAAGCTGCGGTTATCAGAGAAGAAGGTGAATTTGACAAAAACAATTTGTTCCTAGCCATGCCATTAATGTTATTAGATTAATAATGACGGAATACGAACTATGGATTCGGGACATCTTATCTGAAACGCCAATCGTTCAGCAGGATGTCAAGGGTCAATTATTAATGAATTTTGATGATTAATTATGAGCCAGCTAAGTGAAGAAACAAAGTTACGCATGCGATTGTACTCCCAGCGTAAAAGAGCTGAATACAGGGCTTTAAACCCCCTGCCATTCAAAGAACCCAAGACCGAGGAACAGCGTAAAGAATACCACCGTTCCAGTTCGAGGGAATATGCCAGAAGAAAGAACAAAACCAAGCCGGAGAACTACAGATTTGGCGTAACAAAAGTAAAAAAACCTAAACTAGCACCCATGCAGAAAGCTTTAAAAAGAACACCCGAAGAAATCAAAGAGGTTAAACCACCGAAACCGGATATGTTTAAGCAAGAAACTAAGCCTAAAATCAAAGCAGCTGACCCGACGTTAGTTAGGGTTAAGCTAAACAATAAGACTTGGGTGGACGTGAAGCCTGGATATGACATTGACGCTTTAAGGAGGAAGTTTGGGATATTATAATGAAGTTTAAACTAGAAAACAGCCCTCATGTTACTCATGTTGTAGACCTGGAAATAGGAGAGAAAGTATTATTATCCCCTCGGTGGGGAGGTAAAATAGGAGGAAAAATTGCTACAATTGAAGATATAAAACTTGCGGACGGAGCCTCTCAAACAGGAATTGCCGTTAAAATATCAACGTATCATAATTATGTTGATTCAGCTTGGATTGAAAAAATAACATAAAAATTATAGTCATGGCAATAACACTGGGACAAACAGAACAAAAAGCAAAAAAAACACACTTCGACGATGGTAGTCAGTATTTTGATTGCGAAATTTCAGGTCTTTTAGAAGAAGAAATGAAGGAAATTCAACATTCAAAAGACAATAAATGGCATATACAAATTGGAGAGCTATACGTTAGACAGGTGATTGTAGATGGTAGCGATTTTTGGGTTTTCAAAACAAGGAAGGCAATATTCGACATTCTTTCTAAATACAGGATATTCGAAGAACAGTAATTTTAAGGTTACAAAATGTATTTACATAGATATTTCGTATATTAGCGTTACATAAAAAACGGAGTTGCGGCCGTATCAAATCTTTTTAAATTCCTCATTGGTCAGTAGAGCCCGCAACCTCGAACGCCAATGAGGTTTTTTTATGCTTAAAATTATGAGAGAAATTAAATTCAGAGCTTGGGATGGACAATTTAAAAACATGTATTATGGTTCTTTATCTCAAGACAGGTGGTATTCATTAACAGGTTTTTTAGATGTTTCATCTGGAGGTATTGAAGGATTAGAGGTAATGCAGTTCACCGGATTAAAAGACAAAAACGGGACTGAAATTTACGAGGGGGATATATTAAGAATCCCCGCTGTGGACGATTGGGAAAATATAAATTTCAATTGCTTTGAGGTTTTTTTTCATGACGGGGATGCTAACAGCGATTATAATATAGGGTACAGCATTAGTAGAATGCACTGTATTGGCTCGGTATGCGGGGGCTACACACCTTCATTCAATCCCAAAACTGTGTCAAAAATGATTGTCATCGGCAACATCCACCAAAACCATGAACTTTTAAAATAAAACTATAGTTATGACTTATAAACATCTTACAATTGAAGAAGCTACAGATTTTTTCAGTGAATTTTACAGAGGCGAACATCATATTCCTGGTAAAATTCATCCGTTCGGAAATGGATTTCAGGTTAAACATCCGTATGGTGGTTTTTCTACATTTGACGGAAACGATCTAACTAGATTGGTTTTGTTGGCACATCACTACTGTATTAGAGCGACCGTATCCCCAATATCCTTTAGATATTTGGGTGTTGACATTTTTAAACGTCAAGGACGAGAAGGTAATATAAGCGTTCGTCATCCTGATATACAAACTGCCATATCCAATTTTACTCCATTAAATGAAAGCGAGGTCTGATAATGGCTAGACCTGAAAGAAATACCGTAGATTATTTCCCTTTTTACTGTGATGACGGAAAAAAAATGCATTACATAGAAGAAACTTATGGTAATGATGGTTTTGCTACGTTCGTTAAAATTCTTAAGGAATTGGCTAAGGCTGATTTTCATTATCTTGATTTGTCAAAAAATATGACACTTATGTTCTTAAGCGCAAAGTGTAAAGTCAGCAAGGAAATTCTTCTAAAAATCATATCTGATCTTTCTGAATTGGGAAAGTTTAATGCCGAATTATGGAAAGAAAATCAGGTGATTTGGTGTCAGGATTTTGTAGACAGCATACAAGATGCTTACAAAAAAAGAAATAACGAATGTGTAACTTTTGATAGTTTACTTACACTTTTAGATAGTTTAGGGGTACGTAAACTATCTAAACTACCAAGTGAAGTACCCGTAAAACCACAAAGAAAAGAAAAGGAAATAAAAGAAGATAAAATAAAAGAAAAATGTAAGATAAGCTTCGAGGTAAATTCTTGTGATTTTGGAACCGGATTTAAAAACGTTTGGCTAGAATTAAACAGCTTGCCGATATGGGCTAAAAAGCCACAATCAGCAATTAACAAGTGTCTCAAGCAAGTAATGGCATACCCCGAAGATTACGCTATAATTCTTGCTGAAAAATCAATATCAGGAAACTATCAGGGAATAGTTTTCGGCAATACGGAAGAAGAATATAAAAAATATTTAAACTCAAAAAATGGAACATCAGCACAAACCCCAGGAATTAGGTCAAATAATAACTCAACAGGACGCAAAGATTTTGGCAAACTTTAAAGAATTAAAAGCAAATTATGACCATATAACTTTAGGCCCAGAAGAAGAAGCGGAAATTGTTGCTCTGGCTATTCATAAGGCTAAAGGAATTAAGGATGCGAGGCTAAAAGAGATTGCCTATTTGCAAAAATTAAACGAGCCAAGGAAATATCCCAAGTTTAATTTTGAAACGCTTAAATCGGCTATTTTGGCTAAATACCCTAAATACGTTATTGACAAAGACAATGAAGAAATATTTGAAATACTTTGCATGTATTTTTCGGGTGACCCAGCTTTTGAAATGCAAGGTGAAAATTTTTCACTTGAAAAAGGAATAATGCTATATGGTGCGGTGGGTTGCGGAAAAACTACGCTCATGAAAATGTTTGCAATTAATTCATTCCGACCTTTTGCGATTTCTCCATGTAGAGTTATTGCGGACGACTACGCAATTGACGGCGCAAGCTCCCTCTATAAATATTCGGAAATGAAAAAAGTGTTTCCGGAACAAAATTACGGAATAGCAGAAATAGGCAGATGTTTTGATGATTTGGGCACTGAAGACAACAAAACTAACTACGGCAATAAGGTTAATGTTATGCAGGATGTTTTCTATAAAATCTACGACAATGGATTGATTGGTAATTTTCATGTGACTACAAACATTATAGGTGATGAAATCGAACAACACTATGGGCAGAGAATAAGGAGTAGGACTAGAGAAATGTTCAATGTGCTTACATTCGATTCTTCGGCAAAGGACAGGCGTAAGTAACATCTTCGTTAACAAGCGATAAAACCGAAACGTAAATTGTAGATTTAAAATAAAAAAACAAAATGGAAGATTTAGCCAATGAAGCAATGGATTTTGTTAAAAACAACTGTGTGACTTGGTGCGACTTTCAATGCTCACAACGTAAATGCGAAAAATTAAACAACAATAAAATGGAAATAACACAGGAAGAGTACAGTGAATTAAAAACCAAAGCTAACAAATGGGATACTTTGGACAATAAATTAGCCGAAATCTACGGCGAAGGTGATGATGATAATGAGCAAGAAACAGACCTTGTGGATATAGGTGAAATTTGTGCTACGGCTTTTGGTTATCTGTAATATTTAAGCTATGAAACTAGAAACACTCTTAGAAATTAAAGCCGAGAACGAAAGGTTCGTTAAAAGGCTTGAAGATGCAATTGTTTGCGCTGAATCAGCAACTTATAGCACTTACGACGTTATTGAAGGACGGTCTGTTTATCAGACATATGAATGTGCAAATTGTAATCAATCAGGCGCACTCAAACGCTCAGCCCTCGACCTTAAACTAGTGCTAACCAAAATAACCTCACCGAAATGCTAACACTTAGAAACGAACAATTACAAATTTCAGATATTGATGATGATTTTGAAATACAAATCGAAGTATTTGACACCGCCATTATTGAAGGTAAAGATATTTTCATAAACGAATCTCAGGCTAAACAGATTGTTGAACACTTTAAATTGCAGTTCGGATGGAAGGATTAAAAAAAGGATCATTAGCTGACAGGGGGCAAAAGTTTGTCGAATGGCTATCTGAATTAAAACAGGTGGTTTGTGATAAAACAAACTGCTTGCCCGAAGAAGTTAAAATAAACGATGAAGAAGCATTTAAATATTTTAAAGACGGATTTACGCCGACACAATGTTTTAGGGAGGAATGGCAATGAATAAAGAAATTTTAGAGTTAAAAAGCAAAGGATGGTATCAGTATTACTCTAGTACACATTGGGTGCATCCAAGAATATTCGATTATTTAAACAAATTCGGTGGCGGTTTCTTTGGAAAAGATCATACTAATTTTCAATACACAATTGCGCAAGCGTTGGAAATAAACAAGAAATCATGAGTAAAAATAACTTAAACGAAATTGGATTTTTACTGTCAATGATTGGATACGTATTAGCGTTAGTTGGCACATTGTTAATGTTAATGTCGTCTTTAAAAAATAGTTGATAAATTAAAATTATGAAGAAGACTGCTAAACAAATATTAGACGAAGCAACTGAATTCGGAGGCAAAGCGATAACTAGAGATGGTTTGGTAGATTTGATGAAGCAATATGCCTTACAGGTCGCCGCCGAAACACGAAAGAAGTGTGCCAGGCGAGCGACTGTTAAACATATCTCAATCGTTGCCGTAGTTGACAAAGATTCCATACTAGATGTCGAAATATTGACTCCTTAATGTAACTGCATTGTTGCAATTTTCTATCTGCATATTTCGTATAATTGTATTGAAACAAAAACAAAGAACTACAACGCCCCGACATTGGATAGCTACCGATTCGGGGTTTTGTGGTAATTTCTCTGAATATGGCAGTAGCGTTTAACGTGCGTGGTGACCGTAACAACGGGTCGTAAAGATTAGTGAAAGCGATGACCCGTTGATTTAAAAATTTGGAAGGAGCAGACCCTAGTTGGAAGGGGGAACGGAGCAAGTAGTTTCAGTAGCCTACTAAGCTAACAAGTAAGCTCGCTTATCGTTAAAAGGAGTCACGGGAGGGGTAGTGCCCGATGTGTTGACACCTAACAAATTTAAAAAATGTGAAGGTGGCTCAACCGGATAGAGCGCAATGTTTTCAGGCATTGAGGCTGTGAGTTCGAACCTCGCTCTTTACACATGCAAACCCGGAGAGGGGTGTTTGGATTTTTGAAAGTATAAATATACATGAGCCTTAATCATGAGCGATGACGAGTAAGATTCTGAAAGTATAGCGTGCTAAATACGTAGCTGACACAATGCTGTTTGAGTGTCTTAATAAAAACAAAAACGGACAGCGGTGTATATTTTGAAATCAAAGTTTAGTAGCAAGGCACCCCTAATTAATTTAAAAATCATAAATCATGAAAAACAGAAAAGGCAAAATAAAAATACTTCGTAGTTTCCTTGACGGAACATCAGATTATGTTTTTGAAGTTTTTGGGTATCTGATACCTCGATTTATAGAGGACAATCCAATGTATGATTATGTTGTTTATTATTGCATATGCCCTCGCTTTAGAGAGTTGAATGAAGGGGAGGCTTTGCCTACTTATGATGCCATAATCACGAACGGATGTGTATCTTTTAAAATCATACCGGATGAGGCTTAAGTGTGAAAAAATAAAATGCAAAAAATAGAAATCGAGTTCGTCAACAATCCGTATTACTATTGCACTCGGTTAGTCGCAATGTGTACCGGGTATACGCTTGACCAATTACTATCGGTGCAAGTTGATAAAGAAGGAGGCTGGAGGGCTAAGGATTTTATTAATATTTTTAATGTGCTTGGATTCAGCTGTAATCATCGGTTTATTAAGTTTGACCCGAAAACCGAGCATCCGTGCTTAATGAGATCAAAAATATTTAATGTGTCATCTTTTTGGGAAGTGTGCGTTTATTACGATGGTATATGCTACGTGCCTGGTTATGGAAAGTATACATTAGAGGAATATCAGGACACTTTCAAAGACCTAAAAATTACCTCAATGCTCCAAGTTTGGATTTGATTTTAATTGGCTATATTTGAATATGTCAGCAGGAAGACCACCAATTTTTAAAAGTGCACAGGATATTGAAAAAAAAAAAGAA